CTGAACTTGCGTAAGTTAGCTGTGCCCATGTTAAATGCCAGCTCAACGAGTGCGTCTTTTCTTACCTCGTCTTGCATCGTGAACCAATTGTGAACTGATAATTGGTGTCTAAAGTCTGCTATGTCGTTTCGTAATAGGTATAAGCACTCATCAGTGGTTAATCCTTTACCAATACCGGTTTCAAGACATCGTCCTATACCTACTGTGATGTAGCCTTTAGTGTCTTTGTAGGCGAACCGTCTAACGCCTTCGTGTGCCATTAATCGGTTTTCTAGTAAGTTCATTCCATTTCTCCATCATCGATAATGTCAGCGGAATCGTAAACAACTTGCATGGTTCCCATCATTTTCTCAGGGTGACGTATTTGATAGTCCGCATAAATAGCGGCTAGAGCACAAACAAATAACGTGGTAAACAAAATAACTTTCATAACTTTCATAACTTCCCAGTCATTAAGAGCAACCCCGTAGTGGTCGGGGTTGCAATGTGCACTGTTAAGCGGAAAGGAGTAAACCGCTTAAACTAAATGCTATCACTCTTCGATGATTGCATCCACAACAACATCGCTTTTGGGTTCTTCAGCCAGTTTAATTAATTCTTCGGCTTCAGCTCTACGACCTAGTAGGCCGTTGTGGTTTGCAATTGATTGCTGAATAGCTTCGTCAATAACTTTTAGACGTTCTTTTAATTGTTCTAACATGTTGTATCCCCATGATAAAGTTGTGCGCGCTCGAGACGCGCACTTTATTGTATCTGATTAAACGGCTGGTGTATTTAAACTCGCGCAATCGCTGCGGCAATTTTATATGGTTGCTGGTAATTGCACTTTTTCGAATGACATTGTATTTTCTCCTTGTTAGTATTTAATGCATTTTAGAACCACGGCCGAAGGCTGGATTATGTTCATGTCAGCGCCTGTACCTTGTGATGCTACTGTTATGCCTGTTGTTGGAGGATTTATATTGTACGCCCCAGATGATCCTGATGTGCATGTTTCCTTAAAAGTCCCTGGGAACGTTGAGCCTGGATGATCATGCGCGGCAAGTTGCGCTATCGTTTGATTGATGAATTCCGTACCGCCTAACGACCCAACAGAATTTGAAATAGTTCCGGAAGACGAGCCGCCTGAACCAATAGTAGCCCTGCGTTGCAATGCAGGAATACCAAAGGTAGTAGAACCATCACCTGCGCCCCATGTCGTGCCAATTACCGCGAATAAGTCGGCGTAAGTTACCCTACTTACCGGAGCGGTTGAGCCGTCACATGCGAAATATCCGGTTGGTGCTGATGCTGCGCCGAAATCAATGATCGTACCAACTGGAATAGAAGAGCCGGAAACAGGAACCGCAAAAGTATTATCACCTCTTAAAAATGTAGTTGAATCCTTTGTGCCTGTCGCGGTTAATCCTGTTGTAGCTACTAATCCCGTGCAATTCGTTAAAACGCCCGATGTTGGCGTACCTAATATGGGCGTGACTAGAGTTGGTGACGTAGATAAAACATTAGCCCCAGAACCTGTTGAAGTTGTAACGCCTGTTCCACCGCTTAAAACTGGAAGTGCTGCGGTAAATGATGCAGATGCCGCTGATAATGCGCCTGTAAACGAACCAACCGCTGCAGACAGTGTACTTACAATTGACAAACCACTTGATGACCATGTGCCTCTAGTTGCGCCTTGGATTCCGATTAACAAAGATTCCGTTGCTAAGCTATAAGACAAGTACCCTCTAAAGGCTGAATTTGAAGAAGCAAAAAATAGTTCCGAAGCTCCCGCCCCGCCAGTGACTACGGATGATTTGATGGACAAGCTAGCGCTGGGCTGGCTCGTACCCACTGTGGCATTTCCTGTTAACGATAAACTTGTACCAGTAGCCACTCCTAATACAGGCGTAACCAGAGTTGGTGATGTAGCCAGTACAACAGACCCACTACCCGTGACGGCATTACCTAGAACTGAAATAGTGCCACTTGCATCCGGTAGTGTCCAAGTCCTATTCGCACTTGTCGAAGCATTCGTCAACGTATTAACTTGGTTAGCAACGTTATTAGTTGCGAGTAACTGAAACAGTCCTCTCGTCGATGTGGATGGATACAATACCAAGTTGCCAGTAAACCCACCTGTTGATAGACCTGAGGACAGTTGTGCCGAGGTAGAAGAGATTGCACCGCTTGTAGTCAAGCTTGTACCAGTAGCTACCCCTAATACAGGCGTGACTAGTGTTGGTGATGTAGCAAGTACAAGATTGCCAGTCCCTGTTGCTGTCGCTCCATCAGCGAGCAATGGAACCATGTAGAAAGAACCGTTTATCTTTGGTCTCCACATACTTCCGGGATAAACTGTTCCATCTCCACGAAAACCAACAGGGAACGCCGTAGAACCTATTGCAATACCGGGACCAATGGTTCCTGATGTTGTCCCGGTTGCTTTATTTGAATTAGCTTGCCTTCCCAGTGAAATACACCCAATTGCATCGGCGCTACCTGAGCCACAGGAAAATCCAACAAAAGTACATGACTCCGCGGTTGTTGTATTTATGTTTAAAGCGCCATCTGATTCACCAGAACTTCGTCCTACATAAGTATTGAATGAGCCGGTAGTTAAATGGCCGCCAGAAACAGATCCAAATAATGCATTTCCTATCCCATCTGTAACTACGGTTCCAGCGATGTAACCAAAGAATGCATTACTGTTTGATGTGGCAGTAAGTGCGTTACCAGATGCGGTACCAAATACAGTATTGGTAGCTACATTTGACGTGCCCCTACCTGCCTGAATGCTATTAATCGATATGTTAGCCAAAATAGCATTTCCAATACTAGGAACCCCAGCGGCTGACGTTACAAGCAATCCATTGTTAGCTGTTGCAAGGCCACTTACTGTCGTTCCAGTGGCGGCATACCAGGTCAATTGATTAATCAGTCCAGAATTTACAATACCTGACGCGCTCGCCGTGGTAGCTAACGTACCGGACGTTGGAAAAGTCACAGCAGTATTACCAGTCATTGTAAAGTCTGATGTGAATGCGCCTATAGTGCTTAGGCTGCCACCTATCGTGATTGTCTTACCGGTGTTTGCGATTCCAGTACCGCCCAAAGCACCTGACACAATTCCTGTCAAACCACCGAATTGAATATAAACAATGGGACTAACTCCAACTGTTACAATTACTGATGAATTTATCCAGCCTGTTCCAGCATTCAGAGTACCAAAAAGAATTGGCACGACACCGGAAGAATTTATATTTTCTGGTGTATCGTAGTTTTCAGCCCGCGTTAATACAGACGGATTGCTTGCATCTCCTGCCGTTGTTAAGACGTAAACGCCGTTATAGGCTCCTGATCCATTTGTATCGTCTTTATACAACCAGCGTTCATCAACTGGTATTGTTAAGCCATCTTGCGTAAACGCGCCGTTACTTCCTGCTGTTAAAGTAGCTCCTACACCTGATGCACCGTTATTATAAGAGTATCCAGCAAGGTTGCCTGTGCTTGCTCCGTAGCATGATGATACCGGGTTAAGACCCGCAACCACACTATCAACATAGCCCTTGGACGACGCATCATTACTATTTGACGGGAACCCCGGCAAAGTAATAACATCGTTTGGTGCCCAGTAATCAGTGCTATTAATCGCGTTTGAGACCGTGGCAATGCTTGAAGAAACTCCGATTTTTAAGAGTCCATTAGTTAAACTACCTAAACTAAACGAGCTTGGTAACGTGTTGCTATTGTTAGCTAACGTTAAAACAGTTGACGTATTTTTTGGGTTTAATAAAACCCAAGAATCAAAAGTTAGTGAATAGATTAGCGAATAGATTTGATTTGCAACAATCACGCCAGCGGTTAGATCTGTTCCTCCTTCAAAAACTATCGGTAACGTGTCACCATTAATTGTTAAAGTTGAAGCGCCCGTATTTTCGGCAGATGCTTGCATCAAAACAGTAAATCCGGATGATAGAGTTGCATCGCTTTGAATCGATAAAGTTCCTACATATGCATCTGCCGCACCAGCATCAATAAATGAATTATAGGCATTTGCTTGAGTTAAAAAAGAGTTGGCAGTGGATACAGACGGATTAATTAAATAAAAAACATCTTCTTGAGTACTATAAACAAAAATATATGCGCCATTAGCCTGCATGTCACCCGGCGCAAGCCCGCCAGCCCACAATACAATTGGCTTGGCTGCAATTGTGTTTACTTTTAAAGTCGGGTTGTTTGTTGTATTTTCTAGTGCTCCGGTGGTCATTGTTACAAGTAACCCGTTTGTTAGTGACCCAGGAACAGGGTTTAAAGTCACTACAAAAGCATCATTTACGCCTGTTGCTGGAGCGTAATTAAATGCCGATCTTTGTACTTCTGATTGAGTTACACTACCGCCGCCGCCGCCACCAGTAGGAACGTTTAGCATGCTTAATAAAACATCTAACTGAGCAATATCTCCGGTATTTATCATGGCTGATTCACCCATTGAGTTGATGTAGTTATTTTTGTGCCGTTATTTGTAAATGTTTGTGTATAAACGACGCTATTTAGGGTGACACTAACTGATTCAACTAATTCGCCGTTGTACGTTATTGTCTGCGCCAGCGATGATAAATCTAACTGTGCGCCATTTGATGCTGTTACATAATCAGCCATTTTTTTACTCCCTAGACATCAATTGTTGATATATTTTTGACGCTTCGATTGGATCGCACGTTTCGATTGACAATTTTTCAGCCATCGTTTCATCATCATCGGGATCAAGAGTATTTTCTTGAGCTTCTTTCCATCGTCCTTGCGTTTTCAGATAAAAAATAATTGCTGTGATATTGCCGTTATCAATCAGCTGCATCAGTTTACCAGATACATGAGCTATTCGGATTGACTTGCCTTTTCTCATAGCGCATTTTAAATCTGGATTGGCTTTCATTTTTGTTTTTAGAGTTGCCAAACTCATTTCAAAGTAATCGGCGATTTGTTGCTGAGTTAATCCAGCTCCGGATAATGAAGCGGCTTTCGCAATATCATCGGTAGTAAGTCTTCTCATGTCTCTAAATTGTGCTTCCATAATAACCTCTATGTTTTTATTATTTTATTCATGATTACACTGGGCTGCATGTTGTTGTGAGCTTCGTTGTTCCCTTGTGATGCTACTGTTACTGATGTTGTTCCACCGTCGCGCGTGGTAGTCTCGCTGCCTGATGTGCTCGTTGGTTGAGTAGACACTGCAACAGTAGAGCCTGGATGATCATGCACAGCAAGTTGCGCTATCGTTAATACGACCGATTCATTTCCGCCAGATTGACCTAAAACATTACCAGCAACGCCGCCCGATGTTAATCCGCCCGTGCCGCCCGAACCAATAAACGTACGTCTAGATGAGGGCGGAAGCGTGAAAGTAGTTGACCCGTTCCCATTTCCCCAATTAAAAAATCTAGCGTCAGCGGTCGCGCTTGTTGTAGCGGCTTGAGAAATTGTAACTACCGTTGGTGTTAGTGTGTCAACTACTGTTAGGGTTGTTCCTGATGGAATTCCCACGCCTTCAACTGCCATTCCTACGTAAAATTGCAAGTTACTAACAACATTTAGCGTAGTGTTTGAGTTTGTAGTACAGGACTGAACTTGCGTGATTGCTTGATATAGTAATTCGTAGGTAGTTCGTGACTGTTGAGAGGCGTCACACAATAAATAACCAGCGGGAGCAGTTGCTCCGGCAAAATCTACGACAGTACCGGGTTGCACTCCCAACTGATTGCCGCTAAATACTAGCCATGTAGAACTAGAAACGGCGGGGGTATCAGTGTTTGCAGCAATTGCGCTGTAATACAATTTAACGCCCGATCCATCATTATATGCTACTTGCGCATTAATTGGATAACTAGCTGGTCCGCCGCTTGCTGATGAAACCCATAGTGAAAATCCTTGAGTTTGTAACTGTTTTACTGCTGTTGTTACATCAAACAAAACTTGATTCATTTGTTGACGAGGAACGGGTAAAACGTCAGGATCGGCACTTGGCAACTCATAGTTTGGAGTCCAGCCGTATTGATAATTTACTAACCCGGCATTTGATCCAGTGTTGTCAATCTCCGTAATATCGGTATCTTTTGTGCCTAGCTCACAAAACGGATTAAGAAAATAAGGTAAAGGAATTGGAGCTGCCATTTTATTTTAGTTCCCTATGAAAATGATGATATTTTAATACCAGCCGGTTTTGGCCATAACTTCAATAAATCTATCGCCGATCTTAAAGCTGTTGGAAAAGCTGATAAATCACTAAAAACATAACTGATAGTTAAATCTAAATTATCGTGGCAAAAAATTGTATTAGTAGAATAACCAATGCTTTCCCCTAAATTGAAACAAAGATATTGGAGGTATGTATTTACATCGTATAAAAATGAATCACTATAAACGTTTTCTGGTGTAGTTTCTGCTTCGTAAGTATTAGGCAGAAAAGATTGTATTGATAGCCGTGAAGTACAATTAAAATATTTTAGTAAAATTAAAAAATGTTGTTGCGCTGCGTTTAAATTGATAACGGGAATTGATGCGGCAAAAGGAGCGTTATCAAAATTTAGGTTATCGTTTGTAAAAGTTGGAAAAGTTGGATTGAATGAATTAAATCCCCAAATTTCATCATCGGAAACAGACAAAGGAATAAAAGAGGGCACATTTAAAATAAAAGACCACACATTTAAACCAAAGTTGCTCATCAATAAGTTTTCGGCTGAAATATTAAAAACGGTTGAATACCAAAGATTCCAGAAAACGGTTTGATTTTCATCAAGCCATTCCTGTTTATTTCTTATTATATTTAACAAGTTAATGGCTTGATCGTATTGCCACAAAACTGATGGCAAAATGTTGGCACTGTAATCAAACTTTTGTATATTCATCCGATCACCACTAAAATATTAGAAGCTTGTATCTGGGCTATTTGCCATAAATTCAAGTCTATTTGAATTGTTTGCAAACTGCCACTAGCTGTAATATTTTGAACCTCTAATTTTGTAACATAAACTTGCGGATATTGAATGCCGATAGCGCTTGAAATTTCAAAAGGCGAAACACTTTGACCAACCGTTAAACCTGGTAACCCACTTATTTCACCAGCCGCGTAAGATAAAATGGCATTTCTAACGGTAGTTATGTAGTTCTGAACAGGTTGATTTAGTTTTATTGTTGCTTTTACTCCAATATCAATCGTATCAGGCCTATCAAATTTAACATCAATTAACTGACCTGAAACAGGAACACTGTAAGAGTAAGTAATGGGCGTGGAACTTGCGCCGTTAGTGTAAGCAATTCCCGACGCTTTTGATGCTGTCATTGCCGCCGCTATATCTTCACTTGTTCCGCCATTCACGCAAAGATAAATCGAATTTGCTAGCATCGCTATACTATCTATTGTAGCTGCAACCCCATCATTTTCTAAGAATGACAAGCTGGACACACCTATCGCATTGCTGACCGAAGAAATAATTGATCCAGCGCTGGCATTACCTTGCAAAAACAAAGTGTTTAAGCGAAACAAACGAGCTTGCGCATCTGATTGTTCCAGCGTTCCTGTATTACTGTTGTCTGCAACATTAGTAACAGACAATCCGGAAACTGGAACAACTTGCACCCATGTTGATAAAGCCGACACAACAATTTCGCCTGGAACTTCGCATTGAAATTGTACGCTATCAACTACACCCCCTCCGGGAATTGTTGCGCTGTCACTTGATAACCAAATGTTTCCATTTGTGTCTCTTATTTGAAATCCAGATAAAATTACCGTAGCGGGTGTGCCCGTGTATGTTATTTGAACGATACTAAACGTTTCTGTTAATCGCTGTGAACCCATTAATGAAAGAATGGAATCAAGAAAAACGCCGCCTGCAAAGTTTGGATTAATTTGATTGGCTAAAGTAGCGTTATTATTTGCGATGTTAACGCGAGCCAAAGTTTCCGCGTTAATTAACAAACCCTGAGGCGTTGATGGAGATGTAACGTCCATATCTCCGCCAAACAAAACCGAGTATTCATTTTGAACTTCGGCTTGAATAATTGAAGTATCATCAACTACAACGCCCGCCGTGCTCAAATTAAAATTATAAACTGTTGCGGTCATTGTATAATCCCCGTTCCATAAATTGTTTGTATATTTGCAACATAGGTTAGCATATCCGCGGATTGCGAGCTAATAGACGTATTATTTGTTTGAACTATATCTAGAGATATAACGTCGGTTACCCCTTCAACAGACAAAAACGCTGCACGTAATGACGCTGAAAATTGAGGTATATTTGGAACGCCCACCCAGACAACTTGTTTGTATGGTATTCCTTCATTGACGTTAAATATACACTCCCCTAAAACCGTTCTAGCCGATTGGGCACAGTCTTCAAGAACAGCCAATAAATCAACGCTAACGGAAATGTTATCGAATTGATCTAAATAAATATCGTTAAAAGCAACGCTTCTGCCGTTAATGCTGGACAAGTTGTTTACGTTAGATGAAATCGTTAAATCTGGCATAGGCCTCCTAAGGCGGAAAAGGTGGAGGAAAGGGGACAATAGGTGCGCCCGTTGGTGTAAGCACCTGCGCTGTTACTGTTCCACTCACAATTAAATTGCCATTTACAGTAACAAAACCGGTTGCTGTGTTATTTAAAGCAATATTAACCCTGTCTGCTAAAACATTAATTTCTTTAGCTCCGGTAACTGTGTTTACACCCAATTCAATTGTAATATTTCCATCTTCGCTTTGTATGATTGCATAATCTTTTTTTGCGTCTGTGATGTTATATGTTTGCATCACATCGGGATAAAAAACACCATCTGCAAAATTATACATTCGAGTTGTCGGGGGTGCAGCTTGATCGTAGTTCTTCAAGAATTCTGATATATCTCTATCGCTTGCAAGCACCCATCCCGTATCGCCAGCTTCTAGTGGAAAACTTACGCTAAACGATCCACCCCCTAAACAAAAAACAGGGATGCTAGACAGCTGGGCACGTGATACAGAACCGCCAGACGTTGTTCGTAAATCTATAGATAGCTGCACACTAACTCGATTAGTTGTGCGATCGTACTCAATAACTTTTGCCGGCAACATACCATTTATTGCTTGCTGCATCTTTTTAAAAGCAAACTCCGTTACGCCAACCAGCGTATAATTATTAGCCGGGTCAATATCTGGATTATTAATAAAAGTCATTTTCCCGAAATCCTCGCACATTCTGCTACATAATAAAAAGGGGTGTCACGAGTAGTTATATTAAACCCTAGTTTATAAATAACATATTTTCCGTTAATTGAAGGATATACCGAAGATTTTATATCTAATCCTCCTCCAATACTGGTTTTATTATCTAACAAAAACGTTACTTTTAAGCCTTGTTCTGTAAATTCTGGTATACCAATCATTCCGCTACTTGAATCTAATAGTCTTGTTGTTCCGGTTATTGGAATTAATCCGTCTTTAATGTATAGCGTGTTGTTATCAACAAAAGCATTAACGCCCCCAAGCGAATTAATTAACTGAACTTGCTTGGGGGCACTTCCAGTAAAATTATAACTGTTAACTGTTTTTTCTTGAGCTTGGTATACGTATGACAGCCCTAATTGTTGTGCAACTTGACCGCCTACGGTTTCTAATGATGCTTGCGAATTTATATTACTAGCAATCACGTTTCCTTTTAAAAAATTACCTGTTAAACACTTTAAAATTATTCCTGTGTCCGGCGGTTGAGTTACTGAAGAACTAACAATATTACCTGTATATATAACTGCCGTTCCGTAAGATTGTCGCCCAGCCTTTAGCGTTAAAGTTTTTACTTGTCTATTAAGATTAAAAGGGGTGGTTTCTGTTAATAAATAATCTTGAGTGGTTTTATCTAGATTGTATATTGTAATTGTAGCCTCGTTTTGCAGGGCGTTAGCAAACTTTGTACCCGTAGCTTTGATGCTAAGAGGGCTGGAATAAGTTTTTATTTTCCCGTTAACTTCAAAACTAACGGATACTATGCGCGGATCTAAATTAAGATTGGTCATTGCTATCTCTTAACAAACCAATTTCAGCGGATGAAACGTACGTTAAAAACTGCGTGATACCAAATTCATTATAATCAGGGTACTCATCGTTTTTTGTTGTGAAAATAAAATCTCCGTATTCTTCTAAATAATCATACCCTAAAAGTGTTCCACTGGATGATGCTCGAACATTTTCTACTAAAACAACCGGCAACACACCGCTATTAACAGTGATTGTTACAGACATTATTGCCGTTCCTGGGGTTTCTGGGTTGTTGTTGCAAGAATGTATTTTTATATCAAAATTTACTAGATTAGGCGTATTGTTAGCGTCATCAACTAAATTACTGTCCAGTTGCACAGAAAGCGATTGATTTGGTATTGCAATAAGCGGAATATCAACCATTTCATCTCCCTAGTAGTTTGTTTCTTATTTGTTGCGCGGCAGTTGGTCTTGATACTGTTTTAGATTGTTGTGTGCCTCTGTCTGCTGTGTTTGTGTTTGACGACTTGGCAGGAGTATTTGAAAAAGAAGCGGTTACAAACTGCACTTGCTTGCAGCTTAGAGCAATGGAAAAAACATCGTACATAGATGGATCTTCTTCGTGCGGCATCGATTGTATAAGCTGATTTAAATATACGCCCGACCGAGTTTGAACAATTAAAAGAGTTGCGTTTAAATACAGTTCTCTAATTTGATTGTAAGTATTTTTATAGTCCGCCGATGGAAGAATAAGAGATATTTCTATTTCAATAGGCAATATTATTCTGTGATCAACTATTGTTATTCCGGTTTCTACCGGATGCTCCATTAATTTTGCTTCTTCTTTTACAATGGCTTTAAGCGGCCGGGCATCTTTAAAAACTTGCTTATAGTCTTGAGTTAAAACAGCTACATAATCAAAAGCAAAAGATGGTAAAATCGTATTAACAATATTTTGCACTATAGCCATTATGCGAGCACTCCATCAGAATGATAGTTGGCAACCTGCGAATATTGCTGGTCTAACCTATCTTTTAAATTTGATGCAATTCCTTGCGCATCCGTGGCTTGCGTATTAATAGTTATTGCACCGGTAGTTACTGAGCTTGAATTAGTATTTCCACTCGCAAGAAACGGAACTTTATTTAAACTATCTCTAGATTGAGCGCGAACATCAATCAACGTTTGTTTTGCTTTAGATAGGTCTCCGCTCGTTAAATCAGTTAATAACTTTGCACCTGATGAGCCTTGAATTTTTGACATAATTCGATCAAACAATTTTTCAAGCAATTCAAGCGGGTGCATAACAGTCATTATTGCATCTTTCATAATATTAAAAAACGATTTGACGGCGGCAGCAGCATTAGGAAAAGAATTAACAATATCGCCTATTAGTGATTCACTGCCTTCAATAAACGCTTTTATATCTTCGTACGCAATAGCAAAAACAGCGCTTAACGCGAGAACAAGAGAAGTAACACCGATAACTGGCAATGACAAAGCTCCAAACGTAAAACCGAGCACTGTTGTTGCCGCGGTTAAAGCAATTATTCCCCCAATTATTAAATCTTGATGGTCAATAAAGTAAATAAAAGCTCTATCAAGCGCATTCATAGCTGTTGTTAGAAATGGAATAGAAGTTAACGCTAAGACTTGATTTAAACGTCCAAATGATTGGCTTGCTTTAGTAACGGATTGATCGTATTTTTTAAACGTTTCTGTATCTTCTTTTGTTAACGTTCCCAGTTCTTTTTGTCGCCTTAAAAATCCATCTAATTCACGTCTGCCGCGTTGTAATAACAATATAGTACTTTCATCAAGCCCTAAATTTCTACCTACTTGTTGCGCTCTAGATGGGCTTAGCTTGCTGAGTAAATCGGCATAACGAGGCAAAACTTTAAGAATAGTATCAGAGGTTGTATTAAATTTTGCTGACATTGATGAAAGTGTACTTTCAAATTGCTTAGCGTTTCCTCCTGCTATTTCAACAGCATTGCCCCATGCTTGAATATCAGCGGCATTTGCGCCTAGTTTTTGTGATGTTCGGCTAAGTTCAACGCCATAATCAATAGCTTTTTTTATGCCAGCAATTCCGAAAGCTGCGGGGATTGCTGCGCTAAGAACACTAGATAGGCCGCTTATAATCTTTTGAACTTCTCCGACACCTTTTTTTAGATCGCTGGTGTCGGATTTGAACATTAAGTAAAAAGTATCCAAGACGGCCATTTTATTTCCTTTTTTGCTGATGTTCCACGGCAAGATTCTCATTATATCTGGAAATAATAATCACTTCCCAGATATCAAACGCTTCTTCAAGAGTATAATATTCTTTCAACTCTCGATAGGTGGCTTTTCCTGATTCGATGATTGTGGCCACCATTGGGTCAACGTTGACGAAATCCACGCTGGGACTTTCGCCGCTAAATCTTCTAGCAAGCTTGAGATCTTGCCGTTGTGAAAAAAAGAACAATTATATGAAATCATCTCCTTTTCAATACGTAATAAAAGTTCAAAATTCAAAATATGGTTATCAACTAAACTTGGCGTATTTAAAACTAATGGTTCTTTGTGCCCTTCAACTACCACGCCTACGTAACACATGATTTTGTACATTAAAATTTCATTAGCGGGATAGTCGCCAATTTTTGGCATAGCAGTCATTGGATATTGAGTCACAATTTCGCGACCAGCTACGCAAGGAAACTTGGACAAAACGTAAGTTTTGCCCTCAAGATGTATTTCTTTTGTATCTCGTAACATATAAAACCCCTATTAAACACCTACATACGATTCAAAAGTAAATGAATATATCCGAGTTTTTAATCGACCACTGCTAGCAACAGGAGACAAAGGAGTACCATCAGTCAAAATGCCATTCGTTAGCAAAACAAAACTTCCATCAGGATAACCAATAACCATACTTATTACGTCCCGAATAGGTATTTTTCCTTTTCCCGGCCTGTTAGCACTTAACAAAATGGATAAATCTTTATCATTTTCACTTTGAGGAATAACGCTAATAGTTGCTTTGATGGGATTTGCTTTTGCCCATGTAATCAAGTCGCCATTCAATCCCATTGCCGTATCGCCAATTTGTAAACCGGCAATATCTAAAGGGTCGGTGTCATCTGAGTACTGTGTTATTTGTATGCCGATTGGGTATGTGTTTGATGCGAGAATAGTAATTCCCAATCCAAAACCTGAAATATTATTCATTATTTACCCCTTAAATTAAAATATCTTGGCCAACAATTTTACGTATTACGTCATCTTTCGAGTAAACAAGCGTGTATGATGCTTGATACTGAACAGGCGATAAATCAGGTATTACTCCGATAACAACATCGACCCAATACCCATTATTTTGAACTTGATACCAAGAATTATTATCACCTGTAATTGATGTAATAAAAGCTTGTTGTGCTGATGTTAGCAGCTTACCTACTGATATGACCCCGTTCAATAAGGATTGGTCGATAACGCTTTGAATTGCTAAAAGAGTTAATCCTTTTCCCTGCGCGTTGGCAGGTAATTGACTTAAAGCTAGTAACAAACTCATTAAAGAGCTACCCAGTGCATTCTTTAGCCATGCTTCATTTACGTAAATGTTTTGATCTAACGCGTCCGTAGCCGCTCCCTGCAACAATCCACGCTGATAAAAATTATATTCAATGCCTGCTGTTTGTGTTTGACCGTAGTAATTTAACGACAAGGCATCATAGGAACTTGCGGCGCTATCAGTAGTAACAAGCGGTGTTAAACCTGGAAAAACTTGAAACATGTAATTTTGAACCGCGTTTATCTGGCTATAGTCAGTCGCTGCGGCAATCATTGCTGGAGCCATTTCAGGAAACTGAATTGTGGAAAAGGTTAGTGAAACAGTTGCGCTTGCAGTAGCGTTTATTGATATTTGCACGCTGTTAAAACTAGGAATGGCTATAATAACAGAGCCGACGGTAATACCTGATCCGGAGACCGGCATTCCTACTTGTAANCTAGTAGTGCTATTTAAACCAGTTATTACACTCGATCCACTTGCCGTGATTCCAGGTTGAACAGTTGATGATTGTGATAAAGTTAAAGCTAAACCTGCAGAGACTATCAAAGTGCTAGGTGAAGTTAAATAACTGGTTACGTTTGCAGCAACAACAGGAACAACATATAAATATTTATTGTTATTAACAGCACCAGTATTCCACGTCGCCGCTTCTTCAATCTCAGATAAATTTAATGATAAGTTGTTTAAGAATAAAAACGAACCGAAATTATCTGATACGCTAGAAGAGGCGTTCAATGTTGATGTTATTGCTTCAACAACTGAGCCAGCTATCCACGAAGCGTTTGCCAGATAAGTAGCACTACTAAATAAATTGTTAGTATAAGTATCGCCAGGATACCATCCTAACAAACCTATGCCGCTTATATCCGTTCCGCCCGTTGCTTGTTGAATAGACACCGCTGAATTACTAACAGCTAGACCGCCCGTGAACAAAAATCCACTACCCACAACTGTTATTGTAGATCCTGTAAATTGAGCGCTTGCGCCGCCTATTGCTTGAACTGCTGTCTCTATGTAATCAGCAACATCGGCCAAACTTGATAAGCCAGTAAAATCAAGAGCAGTTAAAACGTAAGCTTCTGCACCGATAGTAATGCCAAAAGATCCATCTGTTATAGCAACCCACGTGGCTAACGATTGCGCTTGATCTGGATTTTCATCGGGAATAGAACGAATTAAAGGCGCGCTAGCTACATCAACCCATCTGGCAAACTGAATAAAAGGAGGAAAAAGACCGTTTTTGCTTATCCATCCGAAGTAAAAAGCCGCCCGATAATACTCTTCTGAATTTAATCCAAAAAACGTACCTACATCGGCCGCCGTTGTAAATTGCAAAAAATTACCAGGTGCAAGTAATGTATTTCCTGTAAAGCAACGAGATACTAAAGCACGCTGATTTACAACTTCACCAGCGCCCACAACAGAATTGATATTAACGTATCTCTGCAAACTAATTGACATAATAACCCCTAAATTCTAAAAATACCGGACTGAAAAGTATCAAAATAATTATTGTTTGATACTCGCGAATTTAAATAAACTAATGTAAATTCTAAAGCTGGGGACGCTTCAAAATTATCCCTATCATCAACAAAATAAGGATTTGAAATATTTTGTATTCTTAAAATTCCAATGCCATTATTGTTTAGTATATCTCTAGTCTTATCGCTTTGCATAATAGATGCTGACTCATCAACCAAGTCCGAAGCAGTATATTGATTAGCCGTGCTTGGATTTTGTAAAACCAAAGACATTAGTTGCCACGTGGATTCGTAATACTGCTTTTCAACATGCTCCATTTCTTCGTCATCAGCATTCCATCTGTCATTTCTTCCTAAAAATCCGTATCGCTTACTGCCAACTTTGAAAAAGTATATTGATGCTTTTGTGTTAATTCCTTGCAGAGTTGGCTGGCTCGATTGCTGAACAACAACGTTAGTAAATCCATCAGCAACAAGCGCGCTATTAAGAATCGGTAAAAATATTTTTATGATTGAATTATCAGTTTGATTAGGCATCATCCACCCCTATATTACAGCAAAGAACGCCTTTCCATCCGTCCAATTGATACCAATCGTTATTTGATTCAACTTGATAGCGTTTTCCCATAAACTCAATTTGATCGGCGGAAGTGTCGCGCGTGATATCTAAAATATCGTTAGACGTGTAAAAAGTAAAATAATCTTTCTGAAAACTTAAATTTAAAGACGCATATAAAGTGCGCGGCACAGGCTGCCAACTACCGACTAACTCAATCATTGTTTCATAAGTAGCAACATATTGACCAACCAAATTTAATAAGCGACTTTCAAACCGATAGTATTGGACTGTTTGCTCTCTAATAATCGTCATCGCCATGTTTAATAAATTTGCACCGGGAACATTAGCCATTATGTTTTACTCACTTCGTGCGTTAACGTAGCAATCATCAATCCCGTGTCAACCAGAGGCTTAGTTAATAACCCTATGGTTTTTTTATCTTTGTATCTGCTTAACCGGGCGGCTATTGTTGCTGGAGCCAATGGCGGAGACGTAATAGATTTTATCTTTTTAAGTACATCGTTTTCAGCTTGCACCGCCAAAAACGTCATAGCGGTAACAGGCGATAAATTATCTTTTAAAATTTTCTCAGCAAGCTTTTCTGCAAAAGCACGCCAATCATTTTGTTTTTCAATAATTGTTGTTCGCATGAAGGGACGGGGTGGTATATTTTTTGAGGGGTTTCCGTATTCATTTTGAGCCGCAATTTCTGCCACAAAATCGCCCCCTTGGTCTTCAGGATACCTAGACTTTTCAAACCAACCTACCTTACCAGAAAGGCCTTCAATATTGTTAATTGCTACTTCAAGTTTTCTAGCAATATCCGAAGATACTCTTTTGATTTCCATCGCTAAGAATCCCCGCCCCTTGGCCAGTAAGTACCATAACCAAAATTAGGAACCAAACCAAAGCCCGCTAAACCTGTTCCGGGCATCCCAACAAATTGCCCGCCCACAGTGTTAACTTGTAATAAGGCTAGTAGCTGTCCGCCATAAGGGCTAGTACTGATCCACCATTGCCATTGATTTTTAAGAGGCGGCGGGGTTAAAGTTACAGTAACTTTATCAACTGTAGCGTTTTGCATCAAGCCAGGTACTTGCCCGATAGCAATTAAGCCGGATAAATAAACCAAATGAGCTGTCATTAAATTTATTGCATACTGCCTGCCATCGCATTGCAAGTTACCCTGCCAACTTACATCAGATACGTAATTAATCGCGTTATTCCAATACTGTTGTAAAGTTGACTCTGGATAAATAACTATATTTGAATAAGCCGGAGCCACTGAAATAAATAAGTCGTAATCAAAAGTTAACAACGGCGGGCAAGTCATAGCCTTTCCTTTTATTTTCTAAATTTAGATTTTCTTAGTGTAAACTTTATTATCTTTTGACGAGTTTTCACCAGTAGCAAAATCTTCAGGAGTTAAAGGAGCACTGCCATCCTTATCGTTCATATCTTTGATTTTCTTTTCTGTTGATACATCTTTTTTATCGACTGATATCCAGCCTTCTTTAATGTGCTTTAAAAACGAATCGTTTTTCATAAGCCACTCTAAATCATCATCACTAACAGGAGTCATAACGCCCAGCGGTGTATGCAGATTCTTAATTGTTGCTACCCCATGGCCGCCTTTAATTTCTACTTTTTTTAATATACGTGCAGGGCCTGATGTGTGATTATGATATTCAGTGTAAATAATGCTGCAAGTTGCGGTACAGTAAATATATTGCATAGTTTTTCCTTTTTTTATTCACACCAGAATAAATCCGGTGTGAATTTTACACTATATGATTAAATTTTAGATATTAAAATAGCGTACAACTGCCCACGGACGTTTTACCATAATGCCAGCAGTGGCCATGCTGTAATCTTCTTCGTACGACTTAGCTAATTGTTGAACGCCCAGCATCATGAATTTTGTCGGTACAACTTGAATCATTGTAGCGCCGCCATCGGTTGACTGGTCTTCGATTCTGTCAGCGTAAAGATAAAATACGTTATCTCCTGCATTTGCATCGTTAAGCTGAGGAGCGGACACGACGCGAATACGAGGATATGCAGCAGTCATCCAAGCTCGAACACTGATACCGAAGTCCGATGTTTTAGACAAGTAATCCACTGAGTCAGTCGCCACAGCAAGAGTTAAATCAACGCTTTCAGGGTCAATCAAGTCTTGTGATTGTGTGCGTAACGCTTGAATTGCTGTCACGATATCCAATTGAATTTCAAGGAAAGTTTTAACAGCCCAAGTTCTGCCTGCAACGCCAGCCGCTACTTGTACATAAGAGCCTAAAGCTGGATCGTTCAAGAACCCATAAGTGTTGTTATTGCCACTGTTGAAACCTACAAAACCCACGTTATTGCGCTGGATATCAAGTGCAAGTGCTGCGGCTTGGCGTTTAGCGCCGGAATCGTCAACAAGCATACGAGCAGCACGAGCAGCTTCAAGAATCCCGACTTTCATGCCTTCTTCAAAGCGTACTACTGTACGATAATTGAAGTTAGTATTCCAAGAGGATAAAGGCACGTTACTGTAATCGCCGTACGGCAATGATGTTCCAACTCGCTCTAAGATTGATTGAACAATTTGCTCATCTTCCCAGTTTCCGGAAATCATGATGCCAGCTAAGTCATCAATTTTACGAGGTGCCGTAGCTACGTAAACTAAACCTGGTAACCAGTTTTGCAAGAATTGGACGGGAACAGCAACTGAAGCGGTCGTTACCGTAGGCTGAACGGCATCCATTGAAAAAGCCATTGCATCCATTGCTTTTTTTCCGGCCATCATTTGTTTAACATGTGATTTGTTGATGTTAATGCCGATCATTGGTAATGATTCATATTCTGAAACATTAAAGTTTTGTAAATGCCGGCAATCTTTAGCTGCGATATAGCTTTTTACGTCGTTAGCTCTCATTTTCTATCCTTAAATTATGCTAGTTGTGGAATCACAAAAGTAGGATTAACAGTTACAACACCAAGACCCGCGCCAGCTACTGTTACATAACTAACAATGGCATTTGCAAAGGTTTTACCAACAGGTAAGGCGGCGGCTGGTGCGATAGTTTGAATTGCGCCAGTAGTGTTGTCATAAACAACCAAGTCACCTAGAGCTGCGGCAGCTGGTAATGTTACAACAATTACGCCCATGGTCAATAACTCGACAATTGTTTGATTAGGCACAGTTAAAGTTGCGGCCAATGGTTCGCCAGCAGTTCCGTATAATGCGACTACTTTTGGATTAACTAGAAAGCCCGCAAACCCACCGGCTCCGGCTGAACCTGCTTGGCATAGGCCTTCGCTTGTAATTGTGCAGCATGTTTTACCAATAATATTATAAGATGCTAAAGCCGATACAATTGTATACGTTTGTGCTTGATAAGGTGAATCGCTAAACAATTCGCCAGGTACACCAAAACCCTGTTGAATTGAAACAGTAGATTGAAAAGCCATTATTTTTCTCCTTTAAGATAAGCATCAATTGATGTTGATGCGATTTTTTTATCTTGAGTAATTGCTATGATTGATTTTTTAGCACCCATTAGGTATCCGTCTAGAACATATTTGGCGGTATCTTTAGTACATTTTAGACCTAGTTTTTTAGCGCCGTATTGTGCTACTTCATCAAGTGTTTTCAACGAGTGATCAAAAGAACCTACATGAGCGGACAATCTTTTAGCTAAAGAATCGCGAGCATTAATTTCAACCATTATATTTTTAAAGGAATTTGAATCCATTGCAGCATCTTCTTTGTCATCTTTTTTTTCTTTTTCTTCTTCGGTTTCGTCTTCTGCTTCTTCTGTATATTCGTCAATTGCATTTTCTTCGTTGACAAAATCAGCGGGTTCTACTGAGTCTTCAATTTCGATTTCTTCGTCTGATGCTGATGAACTCATACTTTCAAGTAAATCGTAGCATCTTTTAACCATATCTTTAATTTCAGACATAGACATTTCATTTTCATCTTTTACTTCTTCTGTAACTTTGCAATTAGTCATGTTAATATCCTTTGCATCTAACGTAAATTTAAACGTGTCAAGAACCGACACGTCATGCCCCGATCGCCCTTCTTGCACTAAAGCAAGATGATTGCCTCTGATATTAGTTTGTATAAATTGATACTGCTTACCATCATACTCGCCATTTTGTTCTTCGTATACACAACGGTAACCTATGGATAGTTCTCGCTTGCCATTGTCAATTAGATCACGAAGTTTTTCAGAAAATATTTTAATGTTAGCTGTTAAATAAGGGGAATCAAATTCTACTGTTTCTCCGGTTGTGCCGTGCACGCCTTTATCAGCTGCGTCAGTTAGATTGTCGGCTTTATTTCCGATCATTTCGTGATCGTCAGTAAACGGGATTAGTTTGAAAGACTCGATAGTTTCAAGATTGTTTAATGATTCTTCTGAACGATACACCCCAAATATTTGATTGGGCGGTAAATCACTAGATATCTGTGCGCCCGAATACTCAAAAACGCCCGTTCGAGATATTGGATTACCTTTTATTTCCATGAAATCATTAATATCGTATTCGCGTTTTGATGCTGCCATTTTTTATACGCTCCAATCAAAACAAAAATCATTGTATCTTATTTT